GTTCCGCAAACTAAACCAATCACTAGGGCTTGTTCGCAAAGCACTGTTCAATTTCAAGGTCGGTCTGACTGCCGTTGCTGGTGCGGCTGGTATTGGCTTGCTAGTCAAATCATCACTGCAAAGCATCGACACGCTAGGCAAGACCGCGCAAAAGTTAGGCGTAACCAGTCAAGCACTGCAAAAGCTGAGATTTGCGGCCAATATAGCTGGCGTGGAAACGCGCACAGTCGATATGGCAGTACAACGCTTTACGCGGCGTTTGTCTGAGGCGGCTAACAATACCGGCGAAGCTAAAGATGCGCTGAAAGAACTTGGTTTGAACGCCAAAGAACTAGCTAAACAGCCACTTGATAAGCAAATGCTAAAGCTGGCTGATGCGTTTGATAACGTGCAAAGCAGCGGTGATAAAGTGCGTCTAGCGTTTAAGCTATTCGACAGTGAGGGCGTGGCGTTTGTAAACACGCTAGAAGGCGGCAGCGCAGCCCTGCAACAGATGTTCCAAGACGCTGAAGGGCTTGGCTTCATCCTGTCATCAAGCGCGGTCAAAGGCGTTGAAGAAGCCAATGACGCGATGATGAAGCTGGGAACAATGTTTGGCGGCGTGCGTGATCAATTGGTTGCAGCATTAGCACCGGCATTGCGCGTCATCGTTGATTTGATGCGAAACAAACTTGTTAAAGCTATTGAAACGGCTGGCGGGATCAAAAAGTTTGCCAAAGAATTAGCCATTGGCGTTATCAATCTAGTTGAAAGCATAGCAAAAGCCATTTATCGCTTTGGCGAAAGATCACAGCGCGTCATTTTTGGAATGGTTGATGCTGCGGCTGTTTTGTCATCGGTGTTTGCTAGGGATTTTGCTGATAGTATTGCAAAGTTTTCAGCCCAATTTGAAAGGTTGCCTAAAACATTAAACGTCAGTTTGTTTGAAGATTTGCGTGCAGCGGTTCAAGGCACATCGGATGCTGTTGGTTCTTTGAACGGGAATATGGAACAAGGCAATGAAACCGGCAAGACCTATCGCAAGCAGTTAATGGAATTGGCTGACAGCGCAAAAGACCTTCAAAAGAATATGGAAAGCGCAGCAGTTCGTGGCATCAAGTCGCTTGAAGATGCACTTGTTGACGTGACTATGGGAACAGCCAGCGCGAAGGATGCGTTTAAGTCTATGGCGCGGTCAATTATTAGCGATCTAATCCGCATCAATATTCAGAAAAACATCACAGCACCGCTTGCGGCTGGTATGGCTGGCGGTGGCAGCGGGTTGGTTAGTGGCATCGGCAGCTTTATCGGCGGCTTGTTTGGCTTTGGTGGCGGTAAAGCGATTGGTGGTGCTGTTCGTGGCGGTCAGTCTTATATGGTTGGCGAACGCGGCGCAGAAATGTTTGTGCCAAATCAAAGCGGGTCTATAGTGCCAAACAACAAGCTGGGCGGCGGCGGTGTAGTGGTCAACCAGACCATCAACCTATCGGCTGGCGTGTCGCAAACAGTACGCGCTGAAGTGATCGGAATGTTGCCGCAGATACAAGAGGCATCAAAGGCGGCGGTGCTTGAAGCAAGGCGGCGCGGTGGTTCATACGCAAGCGCATTTGGGGCATAGTTATGGCTGAAACTTATCCATTATCATTTCCAACGCAAACAGGGGTGGCGCGGGTTGAGATTACCGCAACTGACGTTGTTTCAATTAATCAAAGCCCGTTCACACTATCACAGCAAGTCGTTCGGCACGCTGGCGCACGCTGGTCGGCTATGATTGCGATCCCGCCGGTCAAGCGCGAAGACAGTGAATATTGGAATGCTTTTTTGCTGCGGTTGCGCGGTCAGTTTGGCACGTTCTTGCTAGGCGATCCGAATGCAGCAACGCCACGCGGATCAGCGGCATCTGCGGCTGGCACGCCGGTTGTGAACGGTGCAAGTCAGACCGGCAATAATCTAAACATTGACGGTTTACCAGCATCGGTAACTGGCTATCTTTTGGCGGGTGATTATATCCAGCTTGGCAGTGCATCATCTGCACGCCTTTACAAAGTGCTGGAAAATGTAAGCACAAACGCCAGCGGTGAAGCCACGTTAAACCTGTGGCCGGATTTGCGGTCATCACCGGCTGATGGCGCGATTGTTGTGGTTAGTAACGCAAAAGGGCTGTTCCGTTTGGAAAGCAATGACGCAACGTGGTCGATCAATAATGCTGGGTTTTATTCAATCAGCTTTTCAGCGGTTGAAGCATTATGAGCCGCAGCGGTGTTCCATCCGAATTTGCGACCGATAGCTTTACCGGCTTTCTGGCGGCTGAACTTGAGTTTGACAGTGGCACGCTGCGGGTCTGGAACGGTTACGGCAATCTGACAATTGACGGCGACACCTATACCGGCGGCGGGTCAATAATCAAGGTTTCTGCTATCGAAGAAACTGCGGAAATTGGTGCCAAAGGCATTTCAATGACGCTTGATGGCATTTCCGCAAGCATCTTATCAACAGCCTTATCGGAAAATTATCAATATCGGATTGCAAATATCTATATCGGCGCAATCACCAGCGGCACAGTTAGCAGCTATAAAGTGTTTTCTGGTCGGATGGATGTGATGAGCATCACCGAAGATGGCGATAGTTGCACCATCACAATGACTGCCGAAAGCCGATTGATTGATTTGGAACGACCACGCTTGCGCCGTTGGACTAGCGAAGATCAGAAAGGGCTTGATGCCACCGATAAGGGCTTTGAGTTTGTCAATTCGTTGCAAGAGGCGTCTATCAAATGGGGCGGCTAGTAGATTGGCCGACACGCTTGAACGATCATATCGAAGAATGGCGGCATAAAAAATTTGAATGGGGCAAAAGTGACTGCGCGATGTTTTGTTTGCACGCAGAAAGAGCGATTTGCGGATCATCACGTTTTGAAGATGTTGTTGGCAAATATCGTTCAGCCGCTGGATCATTGAAAGTTTTGTTGAAGATAGGAAATGGTCAGCTTGCAAACAGTATTGCTGACAGATTTGACGAGATAAAAACATCTAAAGCGCAGCGTGGTGATCTTGCACTGATAGACACGCCAACCGGTGATGCGTTATCATTGGTGGTCGGTGATAAGGTTGCCGCAATGGGCAAAGATGGTTTGGTTTTTCTGCCGTTAAGCGCGGCAAAGAAAGCGTGGAAGGTGTAAAATGCCACAAGCGGTTATTCCAGCATTAGTCGCAACAGCCGCGACTGCCGGTACAGCTTACATTGCTGGCACAGCCATCACGATGACATATCTTGCTGGCACATTTGCGGTTAATCTTGCATTGACTGCCGCATCACAAGCACTTGCGCCAAAGCCAAAGCAGCCAAACATCGGTGGCGGCGGCAATGGCGGCGTTGACCAATCAAAGACGATAACAGCGCGATCATCTAATGCGACCCGCAAGCTGATCTATGGCGAAACCCGCGTTGGCGGTACTTTTGCGTTCATTGAGGCGACTGATAACGATCAATATTTGCATTTGGTTATTGTTCTGGCGGCGCACGAACTAGAGCAATTTACCACAGTGTTTTTTAATGATGAGGCTTTAACGCTTAGTGGCAGCAACGTCACCAGCCCGTCAAAATATAATGGCCTAGCTGATATTTATCCGGTGACTGTGGGCAATGCTAGTAATATTCCAGCACCATTGCTTGCGCTTTCAAACTGGACAAGCAATCACAAGTTGACAGATCAAGGCTATTTATATGCGCGGCTTGAATTTGATCCTGATGCTTTTGAACAAGGTTTGCCAAATATTAGCGCAAAGGTCAAAGGTCGAAAAATATATGATCCGCGCACATCAACAACGGCTTGGAGCGAAAACCCAGCTTTGGTCATCCGCGATTATTTGACTGATACAGTTTATGGTTTAGGTGCAACGGCAGCGGAAATAGATGATGCCAGCTTTATTGCTGCGGCAAATGTCTGCGAAGAAAGCGTGACGCTATCTGGTGGCGGCACTCAAGACCGGTACACATTCAACGGCGTTGTTGATACGCAGAACACGCCGCGCAGCAATCTTGAACAAATGCTGACAGCATTGAACGGTTCGCTTTATTACAGCAACGGCAAATGGTCGTTGCGTGCTGGTGCGTATGTAACGCCGACAGTGACGCTTGATGAAGATGACCTTGCATCTGGTTTGACCGTTACAACCGCTATTTCGGCGCGTGACAGCTTCAACGCCATCAAAGGGCAGTTTGTTAGCCCAGCCAGCGACTATCAAGCCACAGACTATCCCGCGATCACTAGCGGCACGTTTGAAACCGAAGACAACGGCGAACGCAGATATTTAAACCTTGACTTGCCATTTACCGATAACGCTGCACGCGCACAGCGTATCGCAAAACAAATTTTATTTAAGAACCGGCAAGAAATCAGCTTGCGTGCAAAATTCAAGATGAACGCATTTCAGTTTCAAGTTGGCGACACTGTAATGATTACAAATGCGCGGCTTGGCTTTACGCAAAAGGTCTTTGAAATAGTAAGTTGGAAGCTGAATTTTGACGTTAATGAAGTCACAGTCGATTGCGAACTGACTGAAACAAACAGCGCGGTTTATGACTGGTCAGCCGAAGAAACGGCTTTTGCACAAGACAACACGACTTTGCCAGACCCGTTCACTATTCCTGCGCCAACCATCACACCATCCGACACGCTTGAATTATTCAATCAGCAAGCCATTTCGGTGCTGATCGTGGATGTTGCAAGCACATCAATTTATGCAAGGCAATTTGAGGTCGAAGCAAAGCTGTCAACTGAAACAATATATAAGTCGCTTGGGATTGCAGCGGGGCAAAGGTTCACGCTGACTAACGTAAAAGCTGGCGGCGTTTATGACATACGCGCAAGGTCAATCAATTCGCTTGGCATCAAATCGCCTTTTGCAACCACAACGCACACAATTGTCGGGCAAGCTGCGGCTGCGTCTGATGTGACTAATTTCAGCGTAAATGTGGTGGGATCAAATGCAGATTTAAGCTGGACAGCATCAACTGACGCAGATTTGTCGCATTATATCATCCGGCATTCGCCTTTGACCACTGGCGCAACATTTAACAACGCGCAAACCGTTGTGAAGAAAGTGCCAAGACCAACAAACACAGTGGTCACACCGGCCAAAACCGGCACATATTTTGTTACAGCGGTCAACAAGTTTGGCGGGCAAAGTCTCAACGCTGATAGCAGCGTGGTTCTGGTTGATGATATTAGCGGGTTGAATTTATCGAACAGCTTATCAGAACACACCGGCTTCACTGGAACCAAAACAACTTGCGTGGTTGTTGAAGATACGCTGCGACTTGATACGACTAACCTGTTTGATAGCGTGGCTGGCAATTTTGATGACGCGACCGGCTTGTTTGGTGGTGGTTCTGGTTTTGTGGCATCGTCTGGCACATATGATTTTGCAAATTATATTGACCTTGGCGCAGTATTTACAGCGCAAGCGACTGCAACGCTAAAATTCACGCAGTTTTCGCAGCATACCGGCACACCGGCCAGCGGCGCAACTGACGTTGATTTATTCGTTAGCACAACACAAGATGATCCGGCTGGTTCGCCATCTTGGACAGCTTACCGGCAATTCGTGGTCGGCACTTACACTGCAAGGGCGTTGCGGTTTAGGGCTAATTTAACAAGCACTGACAGTCAAGAAACGCCAGCCATATCAGAACTAACGGCTGAAATCAGATTGCCAACCCGCACAGAAAGCGATAATGACATTCAAAGCGGTGCAGGGGCAAAGGCAGTCACGTTTACAAATGCCTTCAAAGCATTGCGTGCAGTGTCGATTTCGGTTGGGGATATGCAATCTGGCGATTATTATGGTATAACAAATAAATCAGCAACGGGCTTCACGATCACGTTCTATAATAGCAGCAATGTGGCCGTTGATAGATTGTTTGATTACGTTGCAACGGGGTTTTAAATGGCACAGCACGATTATGTAATTGCAAACCAGACTTTTCCGGCAACGCGCACAGACTTGAACAATGCGTTTGGGGCTATTGTTTCGCAAAACAGCGGTGCAACTGCGCCAAGCACGACCTATGCCTATCAGCTTTGGTATGATACCAGCACAAACAAGCTGAAGCAGCGCAATGCAGACAATGACGCTTGGATTGATCTATTTAACGTTAATCAAACCACAGACGTTGCAACACCATCAACATCAACTGCGGCGGGTGCTGGATATTTCCAAGGCGAAAACGGCGCAACCGGCGACACGACCAACGGCAAGGGCGATATTTTCCGCGTTCACGAACAGCAATTAGATACGAACACAACAATCGCATCTGGTGACAATGCTGGCGCGTTTTTTAGTTTAACAGTGGCGACCGGCGTAACGCTGACAGTCAACGGCAATTTGGTGGTGGCGTAAATGGGAACTTTAAAAGTTGATACAGTCGTTGGATCAGATGGCACCAGCCCTGTCACGCTGACAAAGCAGAGTGCGGCGAAGGCGTGGGTATCTTTTGCTAACACAAGTGGAACTCCTGCTTCTCTTGAAAGCATAAACTTGGCTAGCATTACAGATTCTGGTGCGGGTCACTATGGTTTAAATTTAACAAACGCTTTCACCAATAACCAATATTGCGTGACCCTTTCTGCAAGTGCTGAAAGCGGCTTTGGTGGTGTGGCTTGTATTGACTTGCCAAATACTACCGCTTCAAAAATTCAAATGTACACTGTCTTTAACAATGCAAATACTATTGCAGATTACGATAGGAATAATGCAAAAGCACACGGAGACTTAGCTTGAGCGAGATACTAGTAAACAAACTCACTGGCACAAGCACCGCTGGGTCTATCCTTGTAACAGGTGAAGGTAATAGCACGACCACTAACTTGCAGCAGGGATTGGCGAAAGCTTCATTTTGTATGAATGTTCACGCCAGCACTACTTACCACGGCGTAGCGGCGGGTTCTATTTCATCTCAAACATTTAATATTTCAAGTGGGACAGATGCTGGAACAGGCTTAATACGAGGAAGCCTTACTAATGCTATGGGAAGTTTACAGTATGTTTGGACTGAGGGTTGCCTTGCCGCAAATAATTTATGTAATTTAGATGTAGGTGTATCAACAACAAGTTTGTTGGCTAGTCAACAACACGATGCAGACACTGGCAGTGATATTGATGTGATTGGCTGTACAGTAGCTTATGGAGACCTCGCATAATGGCTGGAAAACTTATCGCAGACCAGATCGAACACAGCACTGCAGGTTCTCTGGATACAAGTTATGTGGTGAATGGTAGTGCGAAGGCGTGGGCGGTTCAAAGTACGCACGGTGGCGCATTCTTAGGTAGTTTTAATTATTCATCGTCAACAGATGTATCCACAGGTGTTGCAATCTATGCTTTTACTAATAGTCTAAATGACGCTAATTATTCTGTTAATGCTACACATTATAATCGTGCCGCTGGGTCAGCAGACCCTAGTCATCACACATCATCATCTCATAGAACTTCGTGGTGGCAACCATCAGCAGGTGCGTTAGGTGATGTGTCTGAAAGAGGCAGCATACAAGTTTGTGGAGACTTAGCCTAATGACCCAGACACCATCATTCAAAGGCACACACCTGTTTGACCGTTTGTGCTGGGCAAAGGAACGGCTGGAGCCGGTGCAATCTGATTATCGAGTAATTTATGAAGATGACGTTGATGGCTGTGCTAAAATTCTGGTTCCAGACCCAAACTTTTGCGCCGCTTTTTTACAAGGCGGAATATTGCCACCGGTTGAAGTTTATTGGGCATTAGCTGATGATGAGGCCAAGCCAGACTTTAAACGGCACACGCGCGGTTATTTGCTGCACGAAACACAGCCAATCGAAGCTGGCACAATGGAACAGTGCATTGAATATCTGATAATGAAAGACTTGCCACGGCACGTTTGGCAGTCTTGGGATAGCGGCAACAAGCCGAAAATGGTAATATGCCACAAGGATCAATTGCCAAGCACCCGCGAATGGCGTAATGCTTGGAAAATTAAAGACGATTTAACCACTGAGAAAATAGCCGCATAGGGGATAATTATGACTGTTGCAACTTATATCGTTGACCGCGATGGCAACCAAATAGACGCAAGCACTGCCACAGTTCCGGCAAACCGCGACTTTCGTGGGGCTTGGGTGTTAAATGGTTCTGTGATTACCGAAGATTTGGACGCTGCAAAAGCGATCTTTGCTGATAAGGTTCGCGAAGCACGCAAGCCGTTATTGGCCGCGCTGGATACCGACTTTATGAAGGCGCAAGAGACTGGCGCAGATACCACCGCAATCGTGGCATCTAAGCAAGCCCTGCGTGACGCACCGACTGCCGGTGATAGTGCGACCAGCATTGCAGAACTAAAGGCAGCTTGGCCTGCTTGCTGTGGTGACAGCCCCTACGCATAGGTGATCTATGAACGAAGAAAACAAAGTCATTATTGACGTTGCGGCTGGCACAGGCACATTTGCTGCGTGGATCGGTATGATGCCAGACATTGTAGCCGTTGCAACCGGTGTTTGGGTTCTGATCCGCATCTGGGAAACCGACACAGTAAAGTTTTTAACTGGTCGAAAAGACGATGTTTAAAGCAATCGTTCTGGCTTGCGTTATAGGCGCACCGACTGATTGCACAGAATTTCATTCAATTATTTACAGTGAAACGCGGGAAGCTTGCCGCAAACGCGCATTTCAGATGGCGCAGGATGTTGGGAGTGTTGCAAATTTGATGCCGGTGCAGTGGCGGTGTCAGCCTTTAAAAGAAGGGCAGCTTACCAATGGAACCAATTTCAACCGCCTTGGCGGGTATATCGCTGGTTAAAGCCAGCGTTGACTTCATAAAAAGCAACATATCCACTGCACAAGATATCGGGCAAATAGCCGGTCAGATTGATGCGATGTTTACCGGCCAAAAGCAAGTGCAAGAGGCCAGCAACAAAAAGACCGGTATGGGTCTGGCTGACCAGTTTGGCGTGCAGTCAGTCGCTAAAGAAATGATTGACGCAAAGCTGGCAGCGGAACAGGTTGCCGAAGTTGCGCGGATGGTTGACTTTCGCTTTGGTCACGGCACTTGGGCTGCGATATTGGCAGAACGGCAAAAGCGTATCCAGCAAGCCAAAGAAGCGCGTGCAGCGCAGCGCAAGATAGAACGCGAACGCCAACAAGAGATGTTTGAAAATTTCAAAATAGGGGCTATTGCTGTCGGGCTGGTTGTGGTTATCATTGGGCTGTTTATCGGCGTATTAACAGCAACGGCTGGTGTCATTGTTAAATAGTGCAACCGCAACGGGATTGATGGGGGAACACATTGCTTTGTCTGCGATATTGTCTATGGGCTGGAAAGCAACGCATTGCCCAATGGATAAAATTGATGCGCTGGCATTCCTTGACCAGACTTTTTTACGCATACAAGTCAAGACTGCTAGTCTATTGGGTAATAAAGATGGTCGATCTGCGCGTCACCATTTCCAGCTTGGTCACGGCTGCAAAACGAAACATTTGCCAAAGAAAGAAGATTATGATGTTTTGTGCCTTGTTTCACCCGATGCCCGAAGGTGCTTGTTCTTGCCGGTTACGGCTGTACGGCAATACAGTATGCGCTTGTCGCCAACGCGCTTCACAGAAGATGCGGAACGTGATAGCTGGGATAAAACGCTGGCTGTTGTTTTGGAGATGAGAAAATGAATATGGATCAACTGCGCGAAGAAATTGCCAGCGATGAGGGCGTGCGACTAGATGTTTATTTGGATCATTTGGGCTTGCCCACTGTTGGCATAGGGCATTTGATCCGCGAAGCTGATGCAGAACACGGCAGACCTGTCGGCACGCAGATCACGCCGGAACGCTGTCGGCAGCTATTTGCGCTTGATATTGCTGTCACTGTCGAAGATTGCCGGTCGTTGTTTGAAAACTGGGATGATCTGCCGGAAGAATGCCAGCTAATCTTGGCGAATATGGCGTTCAACCTAGGTCGCAGTCGGCTGGGTCGTTTTGTCAAGTGTCGTGCAGCTATAGCTAATTATGACTATGATGAAGCTGCAACCCAGATGGCAGACAGCAAATGGGCAAGGCAAGTGCCAAATCGCGCTGGCCGGTTGATTGATAGGATGAGGGCAATCGAATGTTAGCAGTATTGGGCAAGATATTAGGGTCTGGTGACGTTATTCAGCAAGGGATGAAGCTGATTGACGATATGCACACTAGCGATGAAGAAGCGATTGCAGCCAAAAGCAAAGCCAAGATTGATCTGATGGGTGCTTATGCGCCGTTTAAAATCGCGCAGCGTTATCTTGCATTAATGTTTGGGATTACGTTTCTTGGCAGTTATGTGCTGGTTCTAGGTATGACAATCAGCGGTCAAGGCGATCCAGATGCGGTGACTAAGGTGATGGAACAATTCAGCATCAATTACGCGATGCTGATCATTCTGGGCTTTTACTTTGGTGGCGGCGTTGTTGAGAGTTTCCAGCAACGTCCAAAGAAATAGGCAAGGCGGCTATTCCAGCCGCCATACCCGCCACCCGTCATCCATTTTGCGGGTGGTATATTTTAGGCCACGATACCGCAGCGCGTCACGCAGCGACATTGCTTTTTCGTATGTATCACAAAGCACGCTGTCACCGATTTCCATATCTTTGATAATTTCAATCTTGCTGCGACCGGCTGGTGGCACTGGCACGTTCTTTTCTATTTGCATTTAAAATATCCAATCTATCCCGAAAGCATCCAAGATGCAGAATTTGTTTGTCGCCATCCACGACCCAATCGGGGTCACTAAGGCGCAGGGTCTTGTCGCACCATACGCACCGACCCAAAGCATTAGAGGCCGGTGCATAGGTTGGTTTTTTCTTAGAACGGGATCGCATCTGCTAAAGGCTGCATTTGTTCTGCCCTTGGCGCATCCTGTTCTTTTGGCGGCATTGGGTCGCTGATCGAAGCTGACATATATTTATTCCCAGCCGCGCTTTCGCGTATCCACAACGCAATCCGCTTTTCAACGCCATCCACATTAATCTTGCCAGTATAGTCTGGCTGATTTTCGGCGGTCTTGTCGTTATTCTTAAAGATCGCGCCGCGATTTGTGTTGTCATATTCAGTCATTAGGCTAGTTCCTCTTTCCGTTTTGAAAACATTGCAATTTGATCATCTGGTGCTTT